CTATGGAATGTCGGCGTTGTCCAGCCGTTCGTTGATGGTGGCGATGGTTTCGGCTTGTGCCGCGATCACCTCTTGCAGCTCGCCGACATCGGCCGTCGCGACCGATGCGATCGATGCTGATTGGACCACGGCCGCATTGGTGACCAACGCTTGCCGCCGCGCCAGCCGCTGCGGCGATGGAGGGGTCGGGCGCAGGCGCAGCGTCATCGGTCATCCTCTGCCGAACTGTGCGCCTCGGCCGATCCCATGGCGCCGGTCAGTTTGAAATTGCGGATGGCCGCCCGCATGGTCAGGCCAAAGGCGACCAGGGCGACAATGCCCAACGCGGCGAACAGCCCCTTGCCAAGGATGTCGAGCCGCTGGGCCGCCGTGGCGGCGGGCCAGTCCCATCGGATCAGCACGATCAGCCATATCGCCAGCCCAAAGGCGGCGACGCCGCCGCCCAGCCAGGCAAGGCCATAGAGCCACACGCGCCATTCGGGGCGCGGCGGTGTCATAGGGGATCAATCCCTTGGGCCTTGCACCACGAAACCACGTCAAAGCAGGGGCACATTTTCAGCCACTCATGCGGCTCCACCTTGCCATCGCCGTCCGCGTCGGGCGACATATCCCGGTGGCCACGGATTTTCGCAGCCGGATTTTCCGCGCGCTTCATCTCCAACAGGGTTTTGAGCGCGGCCAGCTGTGCAGGAGTCCGCGTATCCTTCGCCTTGCCGTCACGACCGATTCCGCCGACATAGCAAATGCCGATGCTGTCCCGGTTATGACCCTTGATATGGCTGCCCTGCACCGCTTCCGGGCGGCCAGCCCACACCTCGCCGTTAATGCCGATCAGCCAGTGATAGCCGATGTCAGACCAGCCCTGTGCCTTGTGCATCGACCGGATGCTTTCGACGGTAAAGGGCCGGCCCTCGACCGTGGCGGTGCAATGCACAGCGATCAGGGTAATGGCGCGCTTCACTGCTTCACCTCCGTTGGTGGCATAACCCCGCCCTTGACCGCGCCATAGGCCGCGATGAACAACAAAGCGGCAATGATCACTTTCCAGACAATGGCCCACACGCCTTTGCCCAGGTTGGCATAGAAACGGCTCTCCAGCTTGGTTTCCAACGCATCAGCGATGGCGGCGACGTCAGCATCAGTCAGCGTGCGGCGCTCACTCATCCGCCAATCCTCCGCCAGTTGCTCGCCAGCGTGATCGCGCGCAGCGTGCCGCCGGAAACCAGCAGCTCGTGCGGCAAAGTGTCCTGCCCGGCGTTCGCCGCCGTCGCGATGGAGTTAAGGCAATCGGGGTGGCTTTCATCGCGGCAGTTGATGAATTCGAGCCGCCCTTTTCGCGTCGGGTTACTCGTCGTCACGCTGCCATGGCTGTAGAAAAACGGCAGCGTTGACGAGACAGTGCGCTTGAAAACGCATTCCTCGTATCGACCCAGCTGATCGGACGAAATGCCCATACCAACGCCGGACTGTGTGGCATTATCGGTCTTGAACTCGACCCGCCGCGCAATTTGCGTGATGGCAAAATTCTGGATTTTTTCACCGACGCCAGATGCCTTCGACCGCTCAGACTGATTATCGTTATGCTCAACATAACCGCCTGCATTGCGGTTATAGATGGTCAAGTCCTCAACCTCGGAACTGAAAATGCGCTCCCACACCGGGCGAACATCGCTGCCTCCGTCAGTGCGCAGCACCGTGTTGCCCATGCCAAGACCCCGGATGATCGCCCCATGCGGGATAATCAGGTCGGAAATCAGGCCGCGCCCCGGCACATTGCGATAGGTGATGTCCTCGACATGACCGTCAACCACGCATTGGAACAGGATCGGCGCACCCGGCGCGATCATCTGGAACATCTCAAAATTGGAGATGTCATAGGTTGTGCCGGGGAACATCTGCGCCTGCACCGCCGCCAACAAGCTGGGATAGCCGGTCAGGCCCGACACGTTTGGCGTCACAGGGTCCAGCCCGGTGCCCCAAAAGATGGTGCGATAGGGCTCAACCGTGCTGGCCCGAGCCTCGGCGCGCACCGTGCGCGGGGTGCGGACGTTGCGCGGGTGGATGCCTGTCTGCGAATAGCTGGTATAGGTCAGGTTCGCCAAGCCCGACATCTTCGTCCAGTCCAGCCGCAAATGCACTTCGATGCCGCTGTTGACGGCGGGACCGGTCAGACTGGCGATGCGCAAAGTCATGCGGGACAGGTTGGTGGGGAAATACCCCCCGGCCAGAAACGGGTTCGTCGCGCTCTCAATCGAAGTGTAGAACGTGCCGACGATCACACCCATGCGCTCGCACGATACGGTCAGCCGCGCGGTCCATGTCGTTGAAGCGCCGGGCCGCTGCAAAATCACCTGACTGACATACAGGCTTTCCCGAGAGGACGCGGGCACATGGTCACAACCAATCCAGGTGATGAATTCGTTGAGCGCCGTCACCGTCGCCTTCGGCTGAAAAACGCCATAGTCCGGCGGCTTGCCGCTGTTCATCACCGTCAGGATGGCTTGCTGCTCAAACGCGGTAAAGCCCAGCGCGTTGGGGTCCAACCGCGTGGTGGATAGCGTCAGGATCGATGGCGGGCCATAGTTGGCACCATCGTCCAGATCGATCAACGCCTGCCCGGCGATCACCCCGGCAGTCGGCCCAATGACATTGACCAGCACTTTGCCGACACCGCCGTTCAGGCCGGGATCGGTCGAAGGGTTGGGGTTGCCGCCGAACAGGTGCGCATAATAAACCTTGGTCGGGTCCGCCACTTCGGCAAAGCGACAGCGCAGCAAGCCGGTCTGCCGGTCGAACCACTGCACCGCATATTCCTTGCTGTTGTCCAGCATCCACAACCGCTTGAGGCGGCGCAGCTCGGGCCGCGTGGACAATATGGCCGAATTGAGCAACGGCGTGTGCGCAATCAGCGCTTCCTCGACCATCGGTCGCAGCGAATGCGAATGCTGCACCCCGCCGCTTGTCACCGGTACCGGGCTGCCCGCCGTGTTGCGCCATTGATTGGCCACCCGCCCGCTGGCGTCGGCGGCCCAATAGGTTTCACCCAGCGGCACCCGATAACCGACCGTCGCCGTGACCGAACCGCCAGTGCCAGCCCCCGCCGCCGGGAATGTCAGCGTTGGCGCGGTGCCGCTGGTTGACAGGCCGGGATTGAGGATCGTCGCGGCGGTGATCGCGCCACCCGCCACCGTGATCGTTCCAGCAAAATCAGTCGGCCCACCACTGGCCACCAACGCATGGGTGCCATTGGTGTAGCCAGAGCCACCAACAAAGGCGAGCGCGGTGACACCGCGCGGCACGGCGGCGGCATAGGCGTTCGGATAGCAGCCATTGACCAACGCCACCGATGCCGCGCGGTCAGCCTGTATCTCGGCCAGGTCAACCTGCTGCTCGGCCAGCGCCGCCGCGTCCTCGGCTGCCTCCTGCCCGCCAAGCGCCGCAGCGGCACGGATCAACGACAAGTCTGCCTGATCCGTCGCTATGCCCGCCTGTTCGGCTGCATCCGCAACATATTGCGCCGCGCCCGACACATCGGCGTTAATGCCGACCAGCTTGCCGGCAACCTGCCCCAGCAACTGCCCATCGCTGATCTCACCGATGGCTGGCGCGGTTTCGCCAAATGCCACCATCGGCGCACGCGCGGCAATATCAGCCACATCGCGCGCTTGATCCTGCGCAATCATGGCAAGCCGGTCCAGCGCCCGCTCATGGCTTTCGGCGGGAAAGGCATTGCCGCTGACATAATCGGTTGGTTGCTCGATCGGTGTAACGCGCTCGATCCGCCAGCTCGTACCGCTCGGCCGAACTGCCAATGGGGTCACTGTGCCGCCTGCCGGATTGTCGGCGCCGGTCACCGTGTAATGGATGTTTATGGTCAGCACCGTCTCGCCGCCATCGGCGGCGATGGCCGTCACCCTCAGGTCGCCGACTGTCAAGAACCGGTGCGGGAAACTCAGCGGGTTGGCCGTTCCATCGCCGCTATAGGTTGCGATGGGCTCGGAAACGGGCACGGTCATCGGTAAATCCGTCGGCTGCTATGGCTCCTCGCTGGCCACAATGCCCGTTACATCAGGCGCCCGCGCCTCATTAATACCAGCGCCCGGGGCCCAGAAATATTCGGTGCCCATATCCTCGGCCTGCTGGCCCAGACGGCGGAAACCATCTTCATGATTGGGGTCGGCCCAGCGCGAAAGATTGTCGAGGATGATCCGCTCGAATGCCAGCCGCGCATACCACAGGCTGCCGCCCGGCGTTTCGCTTTTCAGGATCCTGACCGCCGCCCGGCCCGGGTTGGCATCCCCGCTGCCATCGCCCGGCACATCGTCCATCAGATATTTGACCGGCTGCGTCAGCAACAGGTTGCCGACATTGTTGATCGTCTGCGCCGATGGACCGGCCACGGTCGTCATGACATCGAATCCGAACCGGTTGGTGGAGCTTTTCAGGAAATCGCCGACTATGCCCCACCCGCCGCCTTGCAGCGATGCCGCAGCCCAGAATGACGCTGTCGCCTGCGGATCATCAGGGTCATACACTTCGCGCGGGTCGCGCCCCTTGCTCACCTCTTTCAGCTGGATCGCGGCGGCCCCGGCCAATGTCGTCAGGATCATCATGTTGGCCGCATAGGTCGCGCGGGAAAAACCCTGCTGCGCCATGATGCGGCCAATCTGCTGCCACATCAGGGTGATGGGAAACGCCTTGAATTGCAGCATGGTCCGGCCAGCCTCACCGACCCATGTGCCGCGCTGCAACGTGCTGTTGAACGCCGCCCGCGTGCGCAGCGTTGCCACCGGCACCGCCATGTCGGTTTCAGCCATGATCATGCGCAGCACGGCGTCGCGCACCTTCTGGTCGCCAATGTTCCCCGGCAGGATCCATTCGGCCCCCTTGTGGTTCTCGATCGGCGTGGCGCGCAGCGCGTCCCACTGGCTCGCCGTCAGGCCATGCCGCTCGAAACTGCCGCGAAAATCGGGATCGAGCTCGGCAAATCGCAGATGCCGGTTGCCGGTGATGGTGGACAGGAAATCCATGCCGAATGCCCAGCGGCCGCCATCGGTCATCGCGTTCAGGCCACTGGCGCGCAACACGCCTTCCGCCGTGCGACGGGCGATATCGCCGGTGATTTCCTCGCCGGTCATGCGCGCCTGGGCCGCCGCTATCTGTGCCGCACCCTCCCATGTCAGCATGGCGCGGACCGCAAATTGCCGGTCGGCATCGCTGGCCGGGTTCAACAGGCCGGCCTGTGTGCGGATCATGCGTGCCACCGGCAGGCCGTTGAATCGGCGGGCAAGGATCTGCGTCGCCTGGTCGCTCGTTGTCGACAGCACGGCACTGCCCAGCTTGGTCGCCACCTGCCATGCCCGCAACGCGCCAAACCCCAGCGCCAGCGTCTCACTGTCGGGGCGGCGATTGGTGCCGATGAACTCGTCATAAAACCGCTGCACCCGGTCACCCGCGCGCCGGGCAGCCTCTCGCCGCGCCTTGCTGCCGCCCTTGGCGATCGCATCCTTTTGCAGCATGTCGCCCAGCCACCGCACCGTCTGCGCCGGGTTCGGGCCCAGCATTTCCATCGCGGCGATCTCGCGGCTCATATGCTCGATATGGCCCATGATCGTGTCGAACGGGGATCCCTTGCCGCCAAAGCGGTTGGCATAGGCCATCCAGTCATCGGCCGATTTGAAATGCAGGAACCGGCTGTGGTCGCGCTGTCCGGCCAGACTGCCCCGCGTGAACGCACCGGGGGTCATCTTGCTGATGCCGTCGCTGCTGATCGTCTCATAGACATCGCGCAGCGCCAGCTCCAACGCCTCATCGCTGAACGGCGCATTGGTCCGCTCGTCGATCATCCGTTGCCGGTCCAGCCGGGGCCAGATTTCGTCGCGCCAGACAGCATAGCCGGCATCGGATATGGCCTGGCTGTCATGGCTCTGGGGCAGGCCATAATTGTCAAGCTTGCCGGTATTGCCCCCCGCCGCGTTGCGCCGCAGCCGCAGCATCTCGAACGTCTCGCGCACCGCGTCGGCCAGCTCGCGCGCATTGGCATTCTCGACCGTCTCGCCAAACAGCGCCCGCACAATGTCGTCCAGCCCGGCCTTGTCCTGCACCCGGCCAATGATGTCACGGCGGTGACGGGCCAGAAATCCGGCCAGAGTCGCATGGGCCTGCCCCTTGATCGCCACCGCCTGATACTCGACATTGGCATAGGGCGCATATTCGCGCCGGGCCAGCAATGCGTCGGCCGCCTCGCCCATATGGCCGGGCCGGTCGGGATCCAGCACGCGCAAGCCGCCCGCACCAGTGCCATAGCTTTGCATGTTGAGCCATGCCTGCCGCTGGGCCTGCACCTGCAACAGCGTCCGCCGCTTTTTCAGCGCGGCGGCCTGCTCCATCGCCCGAAGCGTCTCCTGCGTCGCCATGCCGGCAGCGGTCTGATCGCCAAACTGGCGGCGGTAATTGCGCTTCAGCTCGCCATACAGGCCGGTCAGCTCGTCAGCCTGCTCCTGCGTCAGCTGCCCCTTGGCGACCAGGTCGGGAATACAGACATCAAGGCTCATGGCTTACCCTTCACAGGCATCCGCGCACCGCCTCGATGGCGGCCGCGTCACGGTCAAACTCGTCGAAAATGTCGGCCAGCGGGCGCGGGTCGCCATCATCCAGGGCGAACATGTCCGGGCCGTCCTGCGCCAGCTCGTCGGCCAGCGCCTTCAGGTCATGGTCAATGCTGTCCACCTGGGCACGCGGGCCGGGCCCTTCGGCCGCATCATCAAACGGCCGCAGCGTCGGCTCGTCAAACAGGGCAAAACCGGTCTGGCCCGCCGCCTCTATCTCGGCACGGCTCGGCCAGGCATTGTCGTTCAGGTCGGGCTGGTCGGAATAGCCTGACTGCGGCGGTATGCCAGCATCCTCTCCCGCAACATCGCTTCCGCGTCCGATTGCATCAGCATTGACACCATCGATCGCGTCAACGCCGGGTCCTTCCACTTCGGCTCCGCGCCGGACAAGCTCGTTGACATCGATGGCCCGGACATCGCGGACGAACTGGCGGACGACGTCGGATTGCCGCTGGCCGTCGGCAAGGGCTCTTGCCCCCCGGTCGATGGCGTCCTTGACCGGACCGGCGCGCCAGGCGAGGCGGGCGATGATGTCAACGGCTGTCGCATTGTCCAGCGCCTCCTGCGCGCTCCGGGTCACATCGATGCGGTTGCCCGCCGTGCCCAATGTCTCGGCATTGTTTGCCGCCGTGGTGAAAATCTGGCGCATCTTGCGCAATTCGGCAAGGCCGCGATCGAGCACACGCGACCGCTCGACCATCAGCGATACGGTCGAATCCAGCGTGCCGAACATGTCGGCCTGCGTTTCGCGCGTGAAACCGGCGGCAATGCCCTGCTGCACAATGCCATCGGCCTCGCCCAGCGTGCGCGGTTGCAGACGGATCAACAGGTTGACCAGCGCCGCCTGTGTGCCCGGGTCATTGACCGCGCGGCCGACAATCGCCGCATGGGCAGGGTCAACCAGCTCATTGACCACCGCGCCAAAGGCTTCGTCACCCAGCCGTGCCAGACCGCCAGCATCGCGCACCAGCGCCGATCGCGGCGGCAGATAGCGGGCGGCCGCGTCGGGCCCCATGGCACGAAACACCTTGGCCGCGTCAACCGGCGTGCCACTGCCCTCGGCAATGTTCTTCAACGCCGCCCAGGTCCGCACGCTCTGCGCGTCCCAGCCGTCAGCCTCGCGCATCACGATCGCGTCAATCATCGGGTTTTGGCCGGGATCAGCAGCGGCAATGCGCCGGGCAAGGCCCAGCCGCTGATGGCCATCAGCGATAAGGCGGCGCCCATCTTCGGCTTCCCAGACAATGGTGCGACCGGCCAGCACCGGATTCCAGGTTTCGACCCCTTGCAGCCGCTCAGTGACGCCAAAGGCATCGCCACCGCCTTTGAACTGCATCAGCTCGGCATCGACATCCACTTCGTCAGGGCGAAACCGCGCTGTCGTCAGCGTGCTCATGTCGGGCAACATCATCGCCTGCTGGTTCAGCACCGTCGCCTCGGCCCGCAAGGCTTCTGTGGTTACGCCGGTATCAGCAACCGGATTACTCGATGGTGGCGGCGCCGTCTCTGCTGCCGGTCGGCGTGGCGCCCTTCCGGGCCTTGCGCTGGTCCGGCGCGCCATTTCGTCCAATATGTCACCAGCGGTCATGGTGCGGCGCAAATGGGGATTCTGATCAAAGATCAGGCGAGTCATCCGCCCGCCTTCGGCCTCGAGAAAAATCGATTCTAATGTTCGGCCGCGCGGTGATGCCAATATGGCACGGGCACTGGCGGGACTGAAATGATGATGCAAATACAGGTTTGCTGGCGTCGCTGGAAATCCCCAACTGGCCAAATTGCGCATGTAACCTGCGCCGGCATCATCCATCAGCTGCTCTTGCATTTGCGGACTACGCCGCAACTCCAAAATCTGCGCGCGGGTTCGACCGTCATTGCCAAACCGGCGGCGATACAGGCCGACCCATGTGTCGGGCATAAACTGATATATGCCGGCAGCATTAGATCCAGTGCCGTTGTTATAGGCGCGGCCATTGCCGCTTTCAAAATGGCCAATCCGGTTTTTGACAACACGCCAGGCGTCACCACCTACGGACGTGACCTCACCCGCCGCTGCTGCTCGGCCAGGGGCGCTAGGCATCGGTGACGCAGTCGCCAGCTCGCCCGACACCTGCGGCAATCCCGCACGCGCGGCCGCCTCATAATCGATCGCCGGCAGGTCGTTCAGCACGCGGCTGATGGCATCACCCAGCCGTTCGGCATGGGCATCGGCCGCATTGGGTCCCTGATAGGGGTTGACCGTGTCAATCTCGGCCTGCCGCTCGATCACCGCCACAGCCGCCCGCTCGGTCGGCGTCAGCACACCGTCGCGCGCCACGCGGACACCCTCGGCCAGGTCCATGTCAGACAGTCCGTCAAACAGATCCTGCGACAGGCGCACACCGCGCCAGCTATTCTCGTCCACCACCGCGCCAGACAGCGCACGCGCAATCTGCTGGTCAACACTGCCCCGCTCATTCCATGCCCGCGCCAGTGGGGCTGTCGCGGTCATTGCGGCATCGGCCAGAACCCTGCCGCCTACGCCCACTGTGCCGCCAAACAGCGCAGCCGCGCCGACGTTACGGGCGACATCGCTGGCGGTGACATCCTCGCCCAGATTGGCACGGCCTTGCATGAACATCGGCGTCTGCAACAGCTCGACCGCGCTGTTGGCCAACGCCTCGCGGGCAAATATCTGCAACAATGTCTTGCCGCCGCCGCCGATCGGCAGCGTCAGCAGGTTGACCGGGTCTGTAAAGGATGATCCCGCCGATCCGATCAGATTGGGCAGGAAGCCACCGCGATCGACAATGCCTTGGTCGCGTGCCCGTTCTCCGTTCCGGGTCAGGATGGCACGGTCAAACTCGTCGCGCGTCGCCGGCAGACTGGCAAAGCCGCGATGACCGCGCGCCCGCGCCGCCGCAATCTCGCGCCACACAGCATCCCGGTCAATTTCTTCCATGCCGGCGGGCGTCGGGCCATTGCCCATGCGGGCAGAAATGTCGATTTCCTGCGGCTTCCACAGCCGGTCACGGGGAACGCCCAATGCTTGCAGGTCACGCACCAGTCCGACATAGCGTTCGGCCAGCCGGCCATCCTGCACCAGCACCTGCTCATCAACACCCAGCCGGAACGCCGCGCCAATCGTTTCAAGAAAGCCCGAATCCGGCCCCTCGCTCGCGGTTACGGGCGCTTCCGGTTCGGGGGCATAAATGCCAAAGACACCGCCGCCACTCACCGGCCAAGCCTTTGCAGGTCAATCGCACCGACCCGGCCATTTTGCAGGACGGCAAAGCCGCCCCGCCGGTCGCGGAAGCGATAGCGGCCATCCGCCTGCATGACCGGCAGATAGTTGGTCCTCAACATCTCACCGCTGATTTCCGTACCGTCGCGCATGAACAGCCCTGTCGTGCGGAGCGATGCCATGCGGCTTTCAAACTCGCGCTGCGTCAGCCGGGGATTGAGCAGGACCGGCTGCCCTTCCCAATTGCCGATGCCACCCTGCCGCTGGCCATCGCTGCGCGTCGTCGCGCCGGTCGCAAGGTGCAACATGCGCAGCGCGCGGGCAGGATCCACCCGCGATTCCGCCGTATCCGGCACATTGTCCCGGCTGGCATGATAGGCATAGAGCGATCGCGCGGCCGCCAGCACATTGTTGCGCGATTGCGGCGGCATCAGTGCCATGGCCGCCCCGATCGCCTGCTGCAACCCGGCATCCAGCGCACGCGGCGCGGTATAGCTGTTGCCGATTAGACTACGCCCTTCCAGGACTTGCCCACCGACCTGTCCGGGCAGGCCCGCCGCATGAATGAACAACTCATCATTCGGCGCCAACTGCGTCGCTACTTGTCGCACCGCCTGCGGATCCACACCCATGAACGCCTGTGCCGTCGCCAGCGCCTGCCGGCGCCCTGTCGGCGTGTCCATGTCGGCCTGTATCTGGGTCACCTCCTGCGGCGACAGATAGACCGGTGGCCTGCCTGTTGCCTCGGCTGTCGCTCTGGCTGCCGCCACCCGTCGGCCGACACTGCTTCGATTCGATAGGTCGATCGGTTCATACTGGATGCCCAGCGCCGCGCCAAAGGCTTGCGGATCATTGTCCACCTGTGTTGTCCGGGCACCCAACATGGACTGCAAATGGTCGCGCGCAATGATCCAGGCCGGTTCGGCCCGCTCGCCAGCTTGGGCAATCTGTCCGTTCAGGGCGCGCAGACGCTGCTCGATCTGCAATGGCGTCGCCGAACGGAACTCCCGGTTGAGCGCGTCCTTTACTGCCAGCTTCGCCATGTCATAGGCATCGCCGGTGAATCCATAGGTCGCGGCGTTCGCGCGGGCCCGGTCAAGCCGTGCCGGATCAATCGGGATGCCGTCGGCCGCCTCGCGTTGCAGCTGGTCGATCTCCTCCTTGGCCGCCGCCGCCGCTGCACGGGCCTCGGCCTGGGCGGCCAGCTCGCGACGGCGGATCTCGACATCCGCGCCATTGCGCAGCGCGTCCTGCTGTTGCGGCGTCAGCTCGGCATCAAATGCCCCACTGGCGAGCAAGGGGCCAATCTGTTCGGGCGGGCGGTTGCCGACCCATCCCGCCACCGCCTGTTGCCGGTACTGCCGCGTCAATTCGGCCTTGGTCCGGCCATCAAGCGACAGGGCATTGATTGATGCGGTGAATCCGTCAATTTCCGTCTGCAATGCTTCGGGCGTCGCCGCCCGCGCTGCGCGATTGGCAAAGGCATTGCCGGCCACGCCCACATTGTCCACCGTTGCCCGTACCGTTTGACCCCGTTCAAAGGCATCCGCCTCACTGACAAAACTTGCCCGCGCCGCCGCAATTTGCGGAGCAAAGCGGGCACGCACGTCCGGGTCGCCGATGCTGTCCAGCAATGCTGCGGCCCGCTCGTCAAACAACTGGCCCATCGCCGCCGCATGGCCGGGGGCGCCTGCGCGGGCTGTCATCCGCGCTTCATTGTCGGCCGCGTCCAATTCCCCGCGCAGTGTTGCCAGACCTGCCATCGCCTGACTGACATCGATGTCGCGCTTGCGCTCGGCTTCCATCCGGGCTTCGCGCACCGCGCGCTGGCCAATGTCCATGCCGATACCGGCAATGGCATCGCCGATGCCGGCACCGAAACTGTCGGGATTGGCCGTGGGCAGGGCCCCGCTCGTCATCTGCGGGGCAATCTGGGGACGATAGACGCTGGCCATGATCTACTGCCCCTTTCCGCTGCTCGGGCCACCACGGCCGCCGCTGCTTGATCCGGGTTGGTTCGATCCACGTGGCGCAACAGGTCCGCGTGCCGCCGCATAGTCCGCCCGGTAATTGCCAATGGCACCTGCCGCGCCGATCAGCTCCGCCGCCGCGCCGAACAGGCCCTGCTCCATCGCCATCCTGCCTTGTGCACGCAGCCCAGCCGCCTTGCCGGCGGCGTTGCGGCGGGCCTGCATGACATCGACCTCGCGGTTCAACAGGCTTTGCTCCAGCACGGTCAGCGCCGTTCCTTCACCAATCGCAAAGCCGCTTTCGGCCATGCTGCCCAACTGGTTGACCATCGTCGCCCGCGCGGCATCGCGCACCTGCATGGCTTCGGCATTGCCGATTGCCAGGGCTTCATCAGCCTGCGTCTGGGCAACCGCCTGGTTGAACAGACCGGCGCGCACGCCACCAACGGCTTTGACGATACCGCCCGCTGCCATCATCGGAACCGCTAGCTGCGCCATTATCGCACCCTCTCATACAGCTCATAATCTTCGGACAGCGGCCCCCACTTGGCCAGCCGGGCAACCAGCCGGAACCCTGCCAGCCGCAGAAACTGCCCCTCGGATGGCACGGCGGCCCGGGCCAGCGCCTCAATGCGGACAAAGGGCTGACTGTCGAGGATCCGGCGCATCTCTCGCATCACGCTCAGCTGGTGCACGCCCAGCTTGCCGATCAGCGCCCATGCCGTCACTTGCACAGCGGGAAACACTTCGCCCAGCCCGGCGCACATCAATATCTCGCCGGCATCGTCAACGGCTGTCCAGGCCGGCCCCATCAGGTCCAGTTCCATGCCATAGCGCAGGTTGCGCACCGGCTCGAACGCGCCCATCTGGCCAATCTGGCTTTGCTGCAAATGGATGGCCACCGCATCGGTTGGCTGGAATGCACGGATCCGCGCCATCACTGATCCCCCAGCTCGATCCGCGCGATGATCGCCGACAATATCCAGGGGAAGGGCGTGCGTGATTCCAGCGTGGCCTGCCCATCGCTATTCCACCCGCCGCCAACGCTGCGGGTCACCGTGCCGCTGAACAGGCCGGGGCCGCTGCCCATCAGGGCACTGTTCGGCCGATCGGTCAGCTCATCCAGCTTGCCACCCTTGTCACCGCCGAACACCCGGAAACTGTCGATCAGGCGGGCAATGAGGCGATTCAGGCGACGGCGCCGCCCCTGGCTCGTGCCGTCGCGCATAGGCACATCGGGCGACAGCGTCGTCATCCGGGCAGTGTACAGCTTCCCGACATGAACCTTGGATGCTGCCGGGCTGATGGTCACCGTCCCGTCGTTTGCCACCACCTGCGGCGGTTGAATGGCGCCATCGGCCAAAATGGCGACAGTCTCGCCGGCCAGATGCAGCAGGCCGCCGATGCTGCTCACCGGGGCGCCCACATGGCTGACGCCGCTGTCCAGATGGTAACTGTCCGCCGGCGTCAAACCGGCATCCTCGTCCCACCATTCGGCCAGCTGCTCGACGCTGATGGTCCCGCCGCGATCGACAAGCAGCCACAGGTCATCGCGGCTGCCGTCGGTTGACGGGATAACACAGATGGAACGCACTGCCGCCCCTTCGATCGACAGGCCCATGGCCCATCCCTTGACATCCTGGTCGGGGTTGTAACTGTGCACTGCAACCGTCCCGTCGCTGCGCAGCGCCCACAGCAATTCCTCTGTCTCGGCCTGATAGGCCAGCTGCGTCAGCTTCGGCCGACCCATCTGCCGGGCATAAAGCAACAGGTTGCGCGCCGTGCGACGGTCTTGTTCGATGGCATAACGCGCCGCGCGGATCTTGTGGCCGCCGCGCTGGATGAAAATGGTTTCAGTCGCGGTCTGCACCGTGTCGGCCGCCTCGCTGCCATGCCAGCTGTTCGGCTTGATCTGCATGTTGCCGCCAGAGAAAATCTCGGACGTGTTTTGCGGGGTGATCGAAAACTCCCCCCGGCTCGTGCCGATCAACAGGGCGTCGCCATCGACCTGGCACCACAGGGGCCTGTCGGGCGCATCGATCAGGCGCCGGAACCCCATATCCTCGGATCGCTCGGCATCCTCGTTATACTCGCTGAAATCCTCATAATCGCCCAGCACGCTGCCGGCGAATTCATTGGCTTTGAACAGGCACAACCGCCCGCGATAGATGGTGACCAGGTGCGGCCATCCCGCCGCGTCGGACATCCAGCCATGCGACCAGCGATAGCTGCCGGTTGTCGTCACGCTTGACGGAATGCGGCGGACAACCTCGGCCGTGACCTCTGTTGCCGACGTGAATCCGGTGATTCGCACAATGCCGAACCGGTCATGAACATAGGCCCAGCGGACGCCATAGGGGCCCTTGCTGTTGATGTCCGTGCCGCTTGATCCGTCCCATTCGGCCCCGCGTGTGTGCAGCGGCTGCTCATTGCCGGTGCGCCCGCTGGTTTCGGCCCGATACACCTTGCCCTCTGATCGCCGCAACGTGCCGATGGTAATGCCGTCAATGCCGGGCTGCCATGCCTCGATATCGCTGAAATCCTCGGCTTCAATACGAAATTGAGCACCCACATGGCCTGCCTGCCAAACATCGCCACCAATCGCGTTCAGCGTGACCGTGCCGGTCACGTCATCAGCATAGACAAACACCGCCTCATTGCTGTTAGGCGTGGCAAACGGCTCCACTTTCAGCGCCAGCGGGGCATAGGTGAATGTTGCCGCGCCGGTGCGGATCAGCTTGGCCGGGGGGTGATTCTCATGCGCCAGCCGCAGCACATCATTGCTTTGGATCTGCGACACCTGCGTCGCCTCGATCTCGCTGTACGGCACCTCGACCTCGACCGGATTGTCGCTCTCGTCCAGCAACACCGCGTCATTGGTCATGAAATGGACGAGCTGATCGCTCCAGACGAGCACATAGGCTTGCGTCGCATTGAACACGAACGGGCTCAACCAGCTTGCGCTGGCCGGCGCTTCTGCCCGCCAGCGCGTGCCGGGGCGCTTGATCAGCGGCCCCTCGACTGTCGGGATCATGTTGGTCAGCTCGGCAACCGCCGTGCCGTAAATCTGTGTGTCGACACGCGATTGCAGCCGGCGCGACAGCGCGCCGCCGTTGAAACTGGCCTGGATGACATTCGTACCGCTCACCAGCCACTGCCCTCGCCGATGCCGGACGGGCCGGTGATGCGCGACGTGATCCAGCTGCTGTCCATGGCCGGTTCGGGCGGGTTCTCGCGGCCGTCAACCGCCTTGGCCTCGGCCAGCGCCAGTCGGTAATCCCGGTCAATGGCCGCCTTGCGGTTCAGATCGCCGGTGATCCGCTCACTGATCTGCCAGGCCAGACGGCAGGCGAATGCCCGGACAAAGCAACTGTCCCACAAGGCGGCATTTTCGACCCGCGACACATAGCGCAGGCCGACAGGGCCGGGTCCATAGGACAACAGCCCCTGCGCCTCGATCGCATAGTCGCGGGTCAGCGTGCCGCCGATCGCCACGTCCAGCACCCGCAGGCAATCGGGCGGCAGGGTGTACAAATGGGTGAAATCATTGACCGGCGCATAGCCATCGACAGCGGTCAGCATCGTCCGGCGGATGGCGAAATTCCACGGATGCTTGCGCAACACCTCGTCGCGGACAGCATCCCACACAGCGGCGATCGTACGGGCGGCCTTGGTATCATCCAGCGGATCAACCAGCTGGTCATCTTCCCCGATGATCGACAGGGCCAGATTGGAAACAGCTACACGGTCAACCATGGCGTCATCCGCTCATATCGGGGCAGGGAAAGGGAGAAAACGGCCCGGTGGGGAAGGTGCATCGCCACCGGGCACGTCCTTGCTGTCCGGCGTCTCGGGCGCCGGACGGCAATCATCAGCTGGCGTCAGCGTAGAACAGTTCGACGATCAGGAAATCGGCACTGTTCGGCAGGGCGGCCGTGCCGACCGTCGCAATGACGCGCTCGGCGGCGGCCAGCAGGTCATCATCGACCGCTGCGGCATTGCCAAACATCGTCGGCGTGTTCGCGGCGGTAAAGGTTGCGGCCGTCCGGTATTTGCCAGCGGCGGCGGCAGTGCCGATCGCGATGGTCGCCGATGCACCGGCGGTCGCCGACGCGATGAGGACGCCATAGAGAAAGGTGGCGCCGACCGGCAGCTCGCCCAGGACAATCGTGTCGCCCGACGCTTGGCCATCATAATCGATGGTGGCGCGGATCGACTTGACCTTGGCGCGATAGGTGCGGCCATCGAGCAGTGACAGGCCGGCAGTATCCAGCTTGCCATTGGTTTCACGGGAAAATGTCTGTGGCATGATGTTGTTCCTCTTTTGCCGGCAACAGCGGGCAGGATCGCGGGATCGATGCGGTCAGGCGGGTGGGTCACCCCACCCGCCCGCAAATCATCATTCGACGTTTTCGATGTAGCCCACGCCACCCTCGTCGGTGCGGCAGGCATCGAACTGGCGACGGGCATAGACCTGGGCGGAAAAATGCTTCGTCGGCAGCTGATCGACGCTGGTGAAGCTTTCTTCCCACATGCCGCCAAACATGCAGCTCTTGGCCCAGAACGGGTTCTTGCGCCGACTGCTGCCATCGACGGTAAGGCTGGCATTGGTGAAGCGCGGGCTCTGCAATTCGATGACGATCAGGTTGAAACCCATCAGGCGCGACAGCTTGCCCTCGCGGATCTCCATGCCGGTCGCGCCAAAATCGCGCGACGTAGCGGTGACATCGCTGAACAGCTGGCGTTCCTGCTTGGATGTCAGGGCGACATACAGCTCGTCCATGTCGATATCGACATCATTGCCGATCAGGATCTCGCGGGCAGCGGCCAGCTTCTCGACGTTCATGCCGTCGGTTGCGCCCTCGGTATAGGGCACGATGTTGCTGGTATCGAACGGCGTCAGGATCGTGCCCTTCTTGCCGGTCTGCGCCGGGTTGAAAAACCCGCCAATGATCGCGTCATCGGTGCCGCGTGCGATCGCCATGGCGCCGGCCTTGGTATAACCGCCCTCGATGTCGATGCCCGACGCCAGCTTGTCTTCCTTGTCGACCAGGTCGGCATAGAAAATCGGTTCGGGCATCCCGAGCCAGCGGCCGTCGTGCGGCGTGTCGTTATAGGTGGTGTTGGCATGGCGCGTCTGCTTGCGCTGCACATTGACCGCGCCGACAACGTCCTCGATCTTGTGCATTTCGCCCGATACGGTGCGCGTGGTGATCGCCGAAAGCAGCTTCGGCACGCGCTGTTGCAGCGCCATGCGCATGTTGCTGCCATAGGTTTCGCGATGGGTCGCGGTAACAAACTGGGACATGGGTCAATTCCTTCACTGGGATGGGTTCGTTCATCAGAGCGAAGGGCTTGTCAGCCGGGGGCCGGGCCTTTCTGGCGGTAACGCCCGCTTGGGCGACCCCTGTCTGCGGGGCGACGAGTCCGGGCCACATCGGGAAACCTTGGGCTTGTCAGACAAGGGGGCGGTATATCCCTGCGGACCCGCCCCCATTAATACCAATGCTGCCGGCCCACATTTCCCCAACCGGGGACGAGCTTTCCACCACCCGCCTCAGCCGTTGCGACGGCGCTCCTCGTCGGCCGCAATGATCTGGTTGAGCATCGCCATCCGCTCGCGCGACGCCTTGTCGCCAGACATGTATCGCTTGATATGATCCGGGTCGGATTCCAGTCGCTCACGCTCGGCTCGCGCCTCGGCGGGGCTGAGCGAAAACCGTTGCGCCGCACCGCCGCCGATCAGGGCATCCTCGCCCATGCCGGCGCCCAGCTTGTGCATCAACCGCAGCACGCGCGGGGTACCCCATGCGTCCTCCAGCGCGCCAATGTCGTCCGGCGTCAGTTCGAGCATTCGCATCGCCTGATTGGCCTGGGCAATCCGGCTGTCGAAATTGTCACCCCATTCGCGGCGAACCTCGGCAACCCCCTCATTCTTGGCCGCAATCCGGGCCGCTTCGGCGGTCTGCTGTTGCTCCAGGACATAGGCGTTGAATTCATCGACCAAGGGGGCCAGCATCGCTTGCGGCACACCCGCCTCGAACGCCTTTTTGCCGATCCGGCCCGTCAGGTCGGCGTCCAGCTCGTGACCGTCGGGGGCCTTGAACTCATATTTGTCCGGCGCTTCGGGCCGCCCGATCGCCGCATAATAGCGATCGAACACCTCTTGCGGGTCACCTTCCTTCGGCACGACCAGCTTGTCGCCCGACAGATAGCGCCCTTCCAGCTCGCGATAGGATTTCAGCGCGGCGGGCAGGTCGGCAAAACCCTTCTTTTCCGCCCAGCTGCGGTCCTCGTCCGGCAGGCCGGCATACCAGGGATCGCCGCCGCCGCCATTACCCGACCCACCATCGGGAGGCGGAGCACCGTCGCCGCCACCGGACAACAGTGCGGCCGCGCCGCCCGCATCAGCACCACCAGCCCCGGCATCAGCCGGGGGCGCCACGACGGCATCGCCGCCAGCAACAGCTTCACTCATTTTGCACCTCCACATAGGGCGCGATATCCGCGCTATCGATATTCAGGAACGCGAGGATCCTCAGCGCCACTTCGCGCCGCCCTTCGAGCAGCGCGTGCGTGCGGGGATCTGGGTCAAATGTGCTGCTGTTGACCCGGCAAAAACGGTTCAGGTCGGCCAGCACCTTGCGGGCATGGACATGCGGCGTGCCGTCCGGGCCCAGAAAGGTTTCACGGTAATGGTGCGCCCGGCGGGCATTCCACCATCGCTGCACCCGCTCAATGACCGACAGATGGCTTTCATCCGGCATAGGCGGTTTCCTGTGCTCGCGCCGATGCCAGATCCTTCACCGCGCCAGCGGCGGCAGGCAGCGCGGCCAAGACAGACTCTTGCGCCTTTCGCTGTGCGCGATCTTCGCGCTTGGCTGCAACCGCATCTGGCGGTGCCATATACTTCTGCTGCACGGCCAACGCTCTTCCCAACTCGCGCGGGGCGGCTTCAGTGTCGATCACGTCGAACACCTCTTCGCCGACGATATTGGCCAACGGAATCAGTGTCTCGATATAGCGCGAAAAGCCAATGGCTTCCTCGGCCTTGGCCGCCCGCGACAATGGGTTGTCATAGATCACTTTCACCCGCGCGCCGGCTTCGCGCATCTCGGGCGGCATCGGCGGGATATAGCCTGACGACATGCCGATATCGAGCTCGCGCTCGATTTGCGGGCCAAGCCATTCGGCTTCCTGCCGGCTGGCCATCGGGGCCAGCAACATGCCTTGCATGCGGCTGATTTCCAGCACTTCGGTTGCCGTCATGCGGTCCTTGCGGTCAAGGATCAGCGACCAGACCTTTTCCAGGAACGCATCGCGCACGACTTCGCGCTCATTGTTGAGCATGTCCATGCCGATGCCCAGCTGCCCGCCTGTCTGCAACGGAACCACCATTGGGCGGCCGTTGAAGTCAAGGCCGCCGACATTGGCGCCGCCGGGCATTGTTCCTACCCGCGTCAGCACGCCATCTTCCGGCAGCAACAGCGGCGGATCGACCGCCTTGTGCGCCTGTCGCAGCAGCGTTTTCATGATCTCGTTCGCGGTGCGGATGGTGCCCAGCACTTGCAGCGCCGGCGACCGGCCATAGATCTCGCGCGGGCCGGTGACATAGCGCGATACCGTGATCGGCATTGACGAATATCCGCCCTCGCGCACGATGACCTTGTCGGCCATCAGCACATACAGGCTTTCGATCGACAGGCGCCGGAAATCGAGCCGCTCGGGATCGACATCGGCGCGCGGCCGCACGACATGCAGCACGTCAAACTCGCGTGACAACTCATTGCCCTCGACCGCCTTGGCGATCGACGGCGGCAGATTGTCTCTGCCGAACTGTTGCAGGAACTGGCGCACCGTCTGCTTGAACTTGCGGGCCACAGTATCAACCCGCCCCCGGAAATCCTCGGCAATATAGACCTCGGACATGTGCAGGCATTTGTAGAAAATGCCGCGGCCAACCCAATGATCGATCCACAGCGGGCCACAGCCATAGCTACCCAGCGAACGGATATTCATGCCGGCTTCCGGGTCAAACCCGGCCATGGGCGCGTACCGCATGGCAAACAGCTTGTCGTTTGCTTCTTCCAGCCACCGCTGGGCTGCCGGCAAATCGTTCAGCGCCGAATCTGTCGTGATCAGCTGGTGATAGCGTTCGCCGCGCGGGATGATCATGCCGGTATAGGCGGCCTGAAAACGGTTCAGCCCCTCGCTGGCCGTATGGTCAAAAATATCGACACCACGCACACCCCCTTGCGATTTGGTCGAAAACCCGCCTTGGCCCAGCGGGTTGATCCGCTCATCAATTTCGCGCCAGGCCGATTCCCACGGCTGCCGGGCGCTTTCCATCTCGGAAAATCGATGCAGGATGTCGTCAACCTGCTCCGTTGCAGCCATGGGAATCTCCTTTGACGTGGGTCAGGATCAGGAAAAGGCCAGCGATCCGGCCTTGAACTCGACCTGCACATTGGGTTGCAGGGTCATGGCCGCGCCCAGCTCGCACCGCGCGATCGGCGTGGTGCCATCGATCAGCCAGGCATGGGTTACCGACAGCGCACCCGGCAGCCGTGCCGTGCGCGGCACAACCGCACCATCGGTAACAAATCGGCCGCCGCGACGGGTCATTCCTGCCACCGGCGTTGACGGCATCGATGCCGCTGGCGCGGCAACATCGCCAAAGCCGATCGACAGCTCGCCATGGCCGGATGCCAGCCAGTCAGCCAGCTCGGGCAAGTCAGCTGCAACCGGGGCCTTGGGCTTGCGCTGGCGCGGCTTTGCCGCCTTTTTGTCCCCCGTCTCGGCAGCGGCCTTGGCATCCGCTTCGGCTTGCGCATTGGCAAAACCCTTGGCCTTTGCCGCCTCGTCAGCCGCACCCTTGGCTTCGGCTTCGGCCTCAGCGGATGCCACTGCCGGATCGGCAGCAGGATCTGCCGGCGCAGCGTCCGCCGCCGCCACCGCCGTTTCCAGCGGGGTCGGCTCGTCAACAGGCGCCGGATCGGTGGAGGGCGCCGCTGCCGGATCGGTCGCCAGGTCTGTCAGGCCCGGGCCGCCCAGCCCTTCGCTGGCCGGGGCTTCTGTCGTGGTTTTTGCCATCATCGTCTCCATCACTGCCCCAACAGGGCTTTCGCCCCGACCGGGGCAGGTTCGGCACCAGTGGCACCGGTGAACAGGTCAGCCAGGCCACCGCGCCGTTTCAGCATCCGGTCCTCGGCAATCTGGGACATGCGCACATTGTCGCGGGTCGCCACCGGCGTCGGCGCCGGAATCTTGGGCTTTTTGAACACGCCAACCGCCGCACCCAGCGGGGAAACCAGCGCCTTTCCGACTTTTCCGAGAGCCTTCATCGGATCATCCTCACGCAAAAGGGTTGTACTCGCCGACAACTTGGACGCGCGGGCCCGAACCTCGCCGCCCGCCATCAGCCGCAGCGGCGGCCATGCGGCCTTCGCCGCTGGTCACCATCAGATACTGCAAGGCGTCATGGACGTGACTGTATTGGTTCTTCACCGGCTTGTTCTCATATCGGCCATCGCCGCCAGCCAGGGCGGTTCGGCGGAACACATAGCCGCTGTTGAAGCCGCGCCTTAATACCTTGCATTCCGACGACACCAACAGGCCCGGCCGACCGGCCTCAACCAGCCGCGACAGCGGCTTGCGCACCGCTTCCAACCGGACATCCAGCGAATTGTTCGGCACCGGGGCAGGCCTGATCCGCAGGCCCGACGCCTTGGCGGCAATCTGCAACCAGTTGAGCTCGTTACCGCTGCCATCCGTCCCCGCCGCCGCCGCAGGATCGACCGCCGCCCACTCCACCGGGAACCCCGGAAACCGGCTTTGCAACAGGTCAGCCAATGCCTCGCCGAACGCCGTGGGGCCAATGCTGCCCAGCGAACCGTCTTCCTCATCGATGAACACCGCCAGTTCGGCCAGCACCAGTGTCTGGCCAAGCGCGTTGCGCTGGCCTATCACCGCCGCTGGCGTCAGGCCGGCATCCATCCCGATCCGCAGCGGCAGGCCGCGCACCGGGGCCAGCTTGTCGACCACATGCAGACTGTCATTCCACTCGGGATAGACCGGCATACCCGATTTGACCGCACCAAACTGATTGTCGATCAAACGGCGAATTTTATCGGCGCGCATCCCAACTAATTGTTTTGCATAGTATCCTTTGGGCAGGTTGTGCAGATTCTCTGCACCTTTTTCCCGCGCGCCGGGCTGCCGGTAAAAAGCGATCAGCGGTTGATCCTGGCCGATTTCCTCCTCGATCTGTTGGCGAATCTCAGGATCGATGCTCTGGTCGACAAACAGGTCATAGGCCCAATTGTCCTCGTCGGGCGCGTTGAAATCGCAAAAGATCTGCGACACGGCACAACCACCCTCGATCGCCGATGGGTACCGGCCGATACGGCCGATACCGACGTCAACCGCCGATCGCGGCAGCAGGTCGGCCTCGTTGAACCACAGGCCGGTCAGCTCAAGCCCGCGCAGCACATCCTCGACCGCGTGCTCGCCGATGGCGGTAAAGATCATCTCCATGTCGATTTCATGGTAACCCCGCAGGCCCTTGGTCCCGGCGGTCATCGTGAAATTATGCGTTCTGGGGCTACCCCAGCTCCATTTGCCCATCGTCGCCGGAAACCATTGGTGCCAGCTCTTGATCACCGTGCGGTCAAGGTTCGGATAGGTGTCGCGCACCACGGCGATCCGGCATTTCTTGACGTGGCAGCCGCGCTGGGGATCCCATACGGCATTTTGCCAGCTGGCCAGCTTGACACAATGGGCGATGCTCGCCACTGTCTTGCCCGCGCCCACCGGCCCCATGATGCCGGCGATCACCGCGCGGCTTTCCATGAACGCCCCTGCAACCGGCCCTACCGGTTTCATGACCCGCTCGACCCCGCTCATATCCCCGACCCCACTACAGGCCGACGAAATTTCGCGGCTCCTGAACCGGTCAAGAGGGTCGGGGCGGGCCCGAAGGGCCGGCAAAAAATTCCGAACCGCGCGTGCGCGACCCGGAGAGGGATTGGGATCGACCGGCTGGGGGGGGCCGGGGGGGTCGGTTGCAAACCGACCAGGGCGGCGAGGCCGTGAAGCTGCGAAAGCTTACGACTCCCCGCCAAAAAGCGAGATTTTGCAAGGCATTGCGCCCAGCGTTCCGACAATGTCATTCCGAATGCCCTTCTTCTGCCTCGTCAAACCCACGCTTTTCCGCCATTTCTACCCCATCGTCGGGCATCGGTGCGAATGCCAGCATCGGCTCGATCGCCGCGCCCTCGATCAGGCCGCCGTCCATCGCCCCGCCCTGCTCCAGGACGAGCGACATGTGCCCGCCGTGGTGCATGTTGACCTCGACCGGCTTCTTGCCCTCGACATAGGGCAACAACTCCGCCGCCGCGCGGATCTGCATCCCCATGGCCGCTTCCATCGAGCAGCCCAGCTCCTTTGCCAGCACTTCGGTTGGTCGCCCCTGTATCCGCGCCAGCGTGACCCCCGGATGCGGCCCGAATTGCAGGATGTAGCGGCTGAATTCCTCGGTCCTGCGATTCTTGGCCCCCTTTGGCCTGCCACCGCGCCCGCGCCGCCGATGCTCGCGCACCGCCTCGCCGACGTCACAGCCCAGCTCCATCTGGATCGCGACGATCTCGCTGGCGTCGGGCAGCGCATGGTGCGCATCGCTCTCGGTCAGGTCGATCGGCAGCGCCACCTGCTCGCCGGCCGACGCCGCCTGGACGGCCTCGAACTCGTCCCGCAGCTCGCGCATCGCGTCGCCCGAAAATTTCTCCACACCGCCCGTCCCCGACACTGCTTTTTCCCTCTATTTTATTGAAAATGGCGGATTTCAGCCGTTTTGGCTGATCGAAAGGTGCGCCCGGTTACCGGTCGCCACAGGCGGTAACCGCCCGGTAACCGCTTTCGGTAACTGCTAAAGCCCTGATTTAGATGGATATTTATACAAGTTACCGAGGTTACCTGTATGTTTGTATCCCTATACGTGCGTGCGCGTGCGCGTGTGCGCATGTGTATTACACGCGCGCGAAGGCGGTAACCGTGGTAACCGGCGCAATTGTCCTGCAATTTCAGATGGTTGTCGGTTACCTGTCCGGTTACCGATGCGGTTACCGGGTTACCCCCCGGCCCGTTTGTCGGGCGATCAACGCCGCTGCACCCCTTATTTGCCGCAAAGGGGCGGGGGTGCAAGTCAAAAAAATAAAGAGGGGGAAAGGATCGAGGCGGCAGGGGCCGGGGCGCGGCCGCTGATCGATCGGCGCCAGGGCGAAGGAGAGAGCAGAAGGACGCGGCCGTACCGCGCCAGGCTATCGCCTGCCGCTGGCCGCGAGACGCCGCATGGCGTCTCGTCCAAACCGAAAGCGCCGACGCCGCATGGCGCGTCCGCCACCCCGCTGGTGCACCACCCGCTTGACAAGTCAGTTTGTGCAGACTATCTGCACAAACTAGCCGCTGGCAACGGGCCGGGGCGATCGTCAGAAAGGACGCGCAATCATGGTTGATCTCGCTCATCATTGGCAACGGCACACGGCAACGCATCACGTCGCCTACAACAGCGCCGGCGAAGTCATCGGCGCTCTGTCTTGGAGCACGGGCGGCTTTTGGAGCTGGCTTGAACGCGGCACCGGCGCCCATGAATATCGCATCAGGGGCGAACTGGCGCATGCCAAGCGCGAAGCGGAAAAGAGCATGGCAGCCATGCGACCGACGGCCAAGGAATCGCAGCTGATCGCCCTGCGCGCCGCCGCACCGCTGCGCCCGATGGGCGACGCGGGCCGGCACAGCAGCGACGTCATCGGCCTGCCCCTGTTTGAGCCCACATTGCTCTGATCGCGTCACCCGCCACGGGTTCGGGGCCTCGGCAGCAATGCCGGGGCCCTTTGCTTGTGTGGCCGCCGTCATGCCCGGCCTGCCCGTCGCCGACGGCCAGGGCTGCGCAATCTCGCCGGCACCATGCCATTGGGGATGGCAAAGCGGTGCACCTTGCCGCTGTCGCGGATGGTGATGGTCAACACGGCGGGAATGCGCTCAGGCCGCAAGCTTTGCCGCTCGCAATCCGGGCATAGGGGCGATCGCTCCACCCAATGGCCGACCTCATGGCCGCAATCATGAAACAGGCCAACACGTTCAGCTTTGGCTCGCGCCGACAGATTTGCTTTGTCTTGGCGGTTTACCCACGCCTGCATTTCCAGCGGCGTTGCCTTGCACTCCGGGCAGCAACGGCCGCGCTGCCTCGGCCCCTTCCAGCCGCATCTGCAAACTGGCTGGCTCACTCCACCAGCTCCCGGTCGGCCCGCGCCCATTCGTCGGCGTCTTGCTCGATCGCCACTTCCAGCGGCACCAGCGTGGCTTTCATCGTCGTGCCGGCCATCTTGATGGTGTAATTGGCCATGGCGCCGGATATGCGCTTCAATGCCTGCGCCCAGACGCCCTCGGCACCCGATCGGCCTTGCCAGTGCGTGCCCTCATAGATCCGGGCAAGCCCCTGATGCCGGCTGGCGACCGCCAGATAGTGCCGGCCCGGCGTCATGCCTTTCAGATTGCTGGCGACCCGCACGCCGATCCGGGCCAGCGCCTCGGCCGCCGCCCGCTGCCGCACCACTTCGTCACCGGGCAACTCGCCGGGTTTCAGGCCGCTCGTCGCCTGCAACAGCCATTCGGAAACCAGCCGCTGCGTGCCGCCACGTTCCAGCATGACCGGATAGGTCATAAGATGTTGCAGGCACGACATCTTGTCATCTTCCGCGCCTGCCGTCTCGGCCATCACCGACACGTTCAGCATCGCGCCCCAGCTGCGCAGCGATTCGGCATGGGGCAGCCCGTCCTCGATGACCAGGTGCGCCGCAGCCAACAATGTGCCGAACTGGTCGGCCGCGCGGCCGCCCTGCCCGCCTTCATCGATCAATGCGTCGCGATAGGCTTCCAATATCTTGGGCCACTCGTGCCACCGGTCGGCAATCACGCGGGATATTTGCGCGCCCAGCTCACGGAACACCGGCATGGTGAACTCGGTTTTGCTGCGCTGCCCCGCCTGCAATTCGCCCAGCTCGAGCAAGGCCATGCGGCTGCGGTCCTGCGGCAACATCGGCGGGGTATAGATGGAACTGAACAGGAACGCGCTCGTCGCCTGGAACTGGTGACCTTGGTGGTCCTGCCCGCCACGCGCCACAATGCCGCCGCTCGCCGCCTGTCGCGCCAGGTTGAGCAGCGCCTGCAATTTGCGGTTGTCCTCGCTCGCCTCGGCCTCGTCCACTGCGACCGGCAGGCTCTGCTGCCCCAATATCTGGCGAATGCCCGCCTCGGTCGCGTCGGTTGTCTGCAACAGCGCGCCGTCAAACGTCCATTTGACCAGCTTTTGCAGGGTCGATTTGCCGGTCGCCTTGTCCCCGGTGATCCACGCCATCGGCCGCCACTCGATGGCCGCGCCCATGCGCGCTGCGACAATCCAGCCCAGCAACAATATCGGGTCCAGCGATGGCCGCGCCCAATTCCATGTCCGAAAATAATTCAGCATCTGATGCCCAGGGCCCAGCTCGTCGATGGAAACCGGGTCGGGGTGCGGCTTGGGCAGCGCCGGCGCGGCGGGATAGACCTTTCCCTCATACATCCCCGGTTTCAGCCACCGGCCATGCATCAGGACATGGGTGCCCAGATGCAGGATCAGGCTGCCGTCATCGGCCGTCCAGGCACCACGGCCGCGCACCCGCTCCTGGGCGTTCCACACGCCCCGGGTTGCCGCCGCATCCATCAACAGCATCGACACATCATCGGTGCGCCAGCCGGTGACGATCCATTCCTCGACCTCGTCGCCATGCTCGTCCTTGCGCTTGACCATTTTCTTGCGCGGCCATTGGTCAAACAGATAATCACAATCGGGGGCGAACATGCCCAGGATATGCTTGTTGGCCACCTTGTCGGCCGTCAGGCCGCGCAGCTCGCCCAGCGTCGTCAGGAAATAGAACATGCCGCCTTCGGTACCCAGCGCCGTCACCGGGCATCCCTCGGGCAGCCACTTGCCCTTGCGCGCACCCCGGTCGCCGTCGCCATCGCCGCCGCTTTCGGCGGGGGGAACATCGATGCCGGGTTCATGCGCCCGGTCCAGCGCGGCCGCGACCAAAGACAAATCACTCATGCGGCTTTCCCTCCCCGGGCTTCATCACTGCGGATGCCCCGCACCAGATCGTTAAGGTCCTTGAATCCCGGTGGCGGCGGCGCGATCAGCACCGTCCGCCCCTTGGCGCGGTGCGCCGCGATCGCCCGGTTCAGCTGCTTGTCTGCCGGGCTGCCCTTCGGGTCATTTTGCGCCAGGATGATCAACCGCCCCATCTGCGGCGGCAGCTCCAGCTCGCCCAGGTTCGACAGCGATATGAAACAGATGACCCGCTGCGACGGGTCGGCACAGGCGGCGGTCAGGCCATCCTCTATGCCCTCGCTGGCATAAATGTCGGTGCCCTTGGGCACGTCGCGCAATGGCGCGCGGTGCGTCCCCTTCCACAGCGGGATATGCGCCCCGGCATACAGGCCCATCACCTTTTTCGGGTCATTCGGCCTGCCCTCGGCATCACAGCCAATCTCGTCGGCCCCGGCCTTGCCGCTGCCATCGCGCTTCAACCAGGTGCGGTGCGTCGCGACATGCTCGCCCGACAACAGCGTGCAGCACGCGACCATCGCCGGCGCTTCCGGCCCCTGATATCCGTACATCAGCCGGGGGTGAAACCGCAGCGACCCCGGCGCGCGGCCCAGCCGCCGCAGGTCGATCGCCCGGTTCAGCAAATAGGTTTCGGCCAGCGTGCCGGGGATCGGCACCGCCTGCTGCCAGCGCGATCGCGCCGACGCCGCCCGGTTGCGCCGTTCCTTTTCGGCCTCGGCCGCCTTGGCCTCGCGGAACGCCGCCGCCTCGATGCGGAACCGCTCGATCGACGGCGCATCGACATGGTCGATGCCCAGCCAGCTCTTGGCCCATTGCACCGCCTTGCCCAGGTCACCGCGAAACAGCACGGCGGCGATCAGTTTCAGGCAGTCGCCACCCTCACCGGCGGCAAAGTCGCGCCACCATCCCTGCTTGGATCCGCGCAACGACACGCGCAGGCTCTGGCCCTTTTCGCCATGGATGGATCCGACGCACCATTCCTTGCCGTCCTTGCGCCCGCCCGGCAACAGCTCGCGCGCCAGCTGCTCGACCCGGTCTTTCAGCATCGCCTCGATTTCGGACACGGCCATGGGGATGCTCACGCAACCAACCCCTCGCCGGCGCCATCATCGTCCAGTGTCGCCGTGCCGAACCGCCAGGGGTAAATGGCGCGCATCCGGTCAATGAACCGGATATTGGCCATCGCCGCGTCGCGCGCCGCCTGCCCATCCTCTGGCGTGTGATAGATTTTGGTGATCTGCCGCACGGTCGACAGCGCCATGCCCAGCTGCCGCGCGATATCGCGGTTGGACAGGCCCTTGTCCCACAGGTCCATCACCCGCGCCTCGCTCGGCACCAGCCCATGGCCGATCAGCTCGTCCGTGCGCGCCGGCACCGCTCAGGCCGCCTCTTGCCACGCCGGTTCGTGGAAATGGCCGGGCTCCAGCCCCGGCACCACGGCGCACACCCGGGGCATCATCCGTCGGTTGGGGATCCGCGCACCGCGTTCCCAGTCCAGCCAGGCGACGCGCGATGATGGTACCAGATGCGCCACCTCGGCCAGCGATCGCTCGCCGCGCCATGCCCGCATCAACTGTCCGGCTCTGTTCTGCATGCCCCCCTTGTAAGTGAAATGCTTACATTTTGACAAGGGGGCGTTAGCAGTCCATGATTAGCGGCATGAGCGCCGATGTCCTATTATTCGCCATTATGGCGGAATATCCCAATCGCATTCGTGAAATCCGGCTTGGCCGGGGCTGGTCGCAGGACCGGCTGGCCGAAGCTGTCGGCTGTTCAAAAGTTCAGATCAGCGGCCTTGAAAGAGGAAAACCACGCCTCGATACCGAATGGATGCGGCGGATTGCCGATGCTCTCGGTGTAACGCCCGCCGATTTACTGTCGTCGGCAGACAATCCGTTGCAACTCACCGCCGATGAACGGCGTCTATTGGCGAATTACCGCAATGCCCCGCCCGAACAGCGCGACAATGTCTTGCGCGTGACTGAGGCGTTGAGCGGTTTTGGTCATTTTGAACCGACCCGCCGCACCGGCTGACCCGCGCCAGGCGCACCCCAGCCAGACGAAACGTTGCTCTTTCGCGACGACCCGATTTTGCCAGGCATCATCGCCGGCAGCACCAGCCGTTCGCGCTCTGCGCACGGCTTTTTGGCCAAAACTCCCGCTTTTTCGTGCAACTCGTCGCAAATCTGTTCTGCTTGTGTTTGCATAAGTAAGCGAAACGAGAATTTTTTCTCTTGACCTTGTAAGCGATTTGCGAACAAAAGGGCCGTACAGCAACGGAGGCCCTGATGGCACACGCACATTCCACTCCCCAGCTCAGGCCGCTTCCCGGCCTTGCGCTGCCGCAATTCACTTATTCCCTGTCGGACATTCAGGTCCGGCTGGGCCAGATGGACCGCTCGACCCGCTGGCTCCTCTCCTATGTCGCCAAACTGATCGATGGCCATGGCTTCCCGGCACCGCTGCCGCTGCAACATGGCGACACGGTCGACACCATGCCCCGCGTCAAAAGCCGCTGGCCCGCCGCTGCGGTCGATTACTGGTTTGATGTCCAGCTGCCACAGGGCGGCGGCACCACCGCCCGCGCCGAACGCGCCGCTGCGGAGGATCTGGATGCCCGCGCCGCCGCCATCGGCCTGCGCACCATCAAGGGGGGCCGGTCATGACCGCCGCCCTGCCCTGGATCAGCGCCGCCCTCTGGGCCGTCCTGCTTGTCCTGTGCGGCCGCAGCATCTGGCGCGACCTCACCCGCCCCCGGCGCACCTTTTCCCGCGATTGGAGGATCATTCCATGACCCGCCGCCTCGCCCCGCTCGCTGATCGCGACGCCAGCGCGGCCGAACGCTGGCGCATCGTCGCCGCGCTGGCCCTGTCGGGTATCATGAGCGCTGCCGGCTGCCTCTGGGCCATGGCCCACTGATCATGAATCCGCCGTCTTGTCTCTCGGGCGGGATGGAAATGGCTGGCCGCTCCCCTCTCGCGGCCAACCTCTGGCGGGGGCGGTTGCCATTCACCACCCCCGCCAGCCTCACCTTTCAACGATGGATCCTGTCATGACCGCCAGTCCCACCGTCATAGATCCCGCCGCGCTCGCCTGCGAGCGGGAAAGGCCAGAAAACACCGCGCTCGCCTGCGAGCGGGAAAGGCCAGAAAACACCGCACTCGCCTGCGAGCGGGAAAGGCCAGAAAACACCGCGCTCGCCTGCGAGCGGGAAAGGCCAGAAAACACCGCGCTCGCCTGCGAGCGGGAAAGGCCCGACTTCATCACCGCGCGCCTGCACCAGCTGCTGCGCGAAAACTTCGGCCTGCGCTGCCCGGTTCTGGTGACAGAGGAAGACTGGTACCGCCCGCTCGGCAGCTTCCCCGGCATCATCGAAACCGATCTGGTCAATTTTGATATCGGCATCGAACGCGCCTTTGGCATCGCCTTCACACTGGCAGACTTCGCCATGCTCGAACGCGCCGGACTGGCCGACTATGTCGCCCGCGTCCGCACCATCCTGCACCAACACTACAGCTTCACCAGCCTCACCTTACCCGTCGCTTGGGCCAACCGCGACCCCATTGCTCTGGCCCCCGGAGGCGACGGCCCACTGGCGGGCGATCCGGTCCCCCATACCGATCGCCCGCCCCTTTCTGCCGGGAGGACTGCGGCATGAGTGATACAGATATCTTCGTCGCGCCAATGATGCGCGCCGTTACGGGCATTGTTGCTGAATCCGAAGGCGCAGTTTCCACATTGCCGGTCGGCTTTCAAGGTCTCGTGGTCAGTGAAACTGAAATTCCGACTTACGGATTGTGCATGGTCATTGGCGTTCATCGCAAAGATGGAAGCTCAACATTGTGCGTAATTCCACCTGAGCAAAGGGATTTGCTGAACGATATTCTGGCGAACCCCGGCGCAGCGGAACGTGGGGCGGGCCGCGCATGACCCCCGCCGCCATTGCCCTGGGCTCGCTGCTCTCCGGCCTGCTGTTCATCGGCGCGGCCGTCGCCTCCATCGTCATCATCACTGGCACCACCTTTGCCGACGTCGCGCTGGCCTGGCGCACCTGGCTGCAACGGAGGAAAAAATGACCGCACATGCCATTCTCACCGCACAACAGGTCGATGAACAGGAAGGCATCCGCCGCCTGCTCGCCGCCGGCTGGCATCAATGCAGCGACGGCAAAATGTGCCCGCCGGTCGATGTGATCGAAATGGATGGCTGCGCCCCACCCTCCGGCGCAACGCCACTGTGCAGCTGCAACCAGCATCACGGTGGTTTGCCCGGAGGTGCAGCATGAGCCGCCCCGCAACCGAATGGCGCACCGAAGGCGATATCGAGGTGCTCTACATGGGCGAGGTCGAGATCGGGCGCGCCATGGCCACCGGCGGAAAGAAGAACTCGCCGCGCTGGCTCTTCACCCTCAACCGGCAGGCCATCGAATGGATCAGCGTCCGGACGATCGAAGGCGCCAAGACCTGTGTCGAAGCCACCTTCGACCTCTGGCTGCAAAAGGCAGGCATCGCATGACTGACCGCCCCATCCTCTTCTCCGCCCCCATGGTCCGCGCCCTGATTGAAGGCAGCAAGACCCAGACACGGCGGATGTTGAAGCTCCGCCGTCACAAGCAATTCAGTGAATTCGGGCCAAGCGACACACCTGGTTATGACTGGCACTTTCGCCGCGCCGATGGCTGCTGGTGCGATCATCGCCAGTCCGATTTGCCGCTGCCCTACGCCATCGGCGACCGCCTTTGGGTCAAGGAAACTTGGCGCACCCACCGGCGATGGGATGCAGAACAGCCAAGCGCAATTGATGCAACGCGTGTCTGGCATGAAGCCGACGAGCGCGACAACTGCGACCAGCACGGAAAAGTTCGCCCCGCCATCTACATGCCCCGCTGGGCCAGCCGCTTGACCCTCACCGTCACCGATGTTCGGGTGCAGCGGTTGCAGGACATCAGCGAAGCGGACGCCATTGCCGAGGGGGTGAAAAGCTCCAGTAATGGCAGCGGCGTCGTCCCTGACGGGTACTGGATGGACTATTCCGTCGAGCAAGGCCGCATTTGGGTCCGAAACCCGATCAAGAGCTACGCCACCCTCTGGAACAGCATCCATGGGCGAGGTGCATGGCAAGCCAACCCATGGGTCACCGCGATCAGCTTTGACGTTGAGCAGCGGAACATCGACGCATGACCGCCCAGCACCACCCTGCCGGCCAGCCGCTGGCCATCTTCACCCGCGCCTTTGAATCGGTCATTCGCGTCCGGCTCGATCAGCAACAGGCCCATGGCCACACGCTCGATCAGGATGTGCAGGCCGGGGCGCACCGGCTGATCGACATGGCGCATGGCGCCACCTTGCGCGCCGCCCGCCGCATGGCCGACGCCGCGCGGGATCATCAGCAAATGGCACTGGATCAGACCATCGGCAGCATCGATGCGCTCACTGATCGCGACATTCACGTCATCTACGCCCGGCTGGCCAAGTCCGCCGCCCTCACCATCGCCGCCATGGACGTCCTCGACGCCCTGCGCGCCACCCGTCAGGAGAAAAGCAATGCCGTTTGAAGCACTGGATTATGTCGGACCAACCGTCACCCCGAAAGCCAAGGCGGTCCCGATCGACGGCGTCCGCGTCACCGCGCAGCGGCTGGGCTTGAAGGTGCGGGGCAATGAGCCACAGAAATTCGTGCGCTACATCCGTATCGATATCGGCAAGAAACTGGCCAAGGACATGGCCCTGCATGGGCAACAGCTGCTCTGTTCGGTCCTGTTCGGCATAGGCACCGATGCCGGCAAGATCAGGATCGCCGTGGACGCCACCGCAGGTCGCTTCACTGCCAAGGCGAACAAGAAGGGCGAATGGTTCCTGACCATTAACGAGGCAACCGCCGACGGCCTGTTCGCCCTTGAATTTCCCACCTTTTGCGTGCTCGACATCCGCCCACATTGCTCTGATCGCCAACCCCCATCGATCACGTTCAGCGCCTCGGCCGAAATGCTGGAAGCCGACTGATGATGCCCCTCACCGATGCCGCGCTCGCCTGCGAGCGGGAAAGGCCGGACCACAATTTTCCACCGCAACAGGAGCAAGCAGCATGAATAGCATCCACGACTGGACCGCCCGCCGTTCGGGCGAAGGCATCACGATCGACGGCCGCACCGCCGATGGTTCAAAGATCAAGCTTCGCTATGTCCGCAGCATCGAATCCGACATGCCGGATCCCATCGCCACCACCATGGATGGCATCCGCTACCTGCTCTCGTGCCAACCCTGTCCGGCAGGCCGCGCCAGCGACGCTGAATCCCCCGCCGCCAAAGCAGCCTGACGCACAGCAGGGGCGGCGGTCGAAGTGGGTTCACCGCCGCCCCTGTTTAATTTTCCGACCCACATTTGAGGTGAACCATGCTCTCAAGATTAAATTGGCGATATGGGTGGCGGATCAACGAACTCGCCGCTCGGCTTGGCCGTCGCTTGATCCGCTGGTCGCAACGCGACTGCAACAGCCTACTACATGCACGAGATGAATGGGCGCTGTCTTTCCCCGGCGACTGCGAGATGCAGCGGCAAATGGGCGAACATGTGCTGGATATGGTGGCCATGTTCAGCGCCGAAGGACACAGCGGCGGTAGCGCCAGCTACGCCCTTCACTACATCAATGCCGCGTTGCGCTTTGAGCCCTTTTCGCCGTTGACCGGCGCCGATCATGAATGGAACGATTTGGGGGGCGGCCGATGGCAGAACAGGCGGTGCAGCCGCGTTTTCAAGGATCCCGACGGCCGCGCCTATGACATCGAGGGCAAGGTCTTTGAGGATGCGACAGGCCGGTACACGTCGCAAGACAGCCGGGTCTATGTCACCTTCCCCTATGTGCCGCACACCGAAATCGTCGCGGTCTGATTTCGCCATGCCCGCCGTGATCCACGACCTGTTTCAGATGCTCAATTGGTACGCCTGCGGTGCGATCTTCGGCGGCGCATGGATGGCCGTCTATCAGCGCCCTGCCACCGTCGTCCTGGTCAAGCATCGCCTCTGGGACAAGCTCGAAGCCATCGCCCAAGACTTGCACAGCAAAGCCAGATTTGTCGGCAGCTCGGAAGAAAACGGATCCTTCATCATCCAACACAGCGGCACCGTCGAAACCGACCAGGGTGCGCTGACCATCATCATCCAAAAATCCACCGGAAAGGTCGATCATGACTGACACATCCATCCTGACATCCGCACCCCAAGATGTCTGTCCCAGAGTGCAGGCTATTGCTGAACAATTCCGCCTGTGGACCCGGCGCTATACCCGCTCTATGTTTGGCAACTTTGCCAACATCACACTGGCAGAACACAATGCCGAAGCCGCTGTATTGGAAGAGGCAAATTTTCCGATCTGGGCAGGCAATGCGAGTGAAAAACCCATAACAGGGTGGAACCCGATTTACTTTAACATGGATTCGGGAGACATCATGGGTTTCTATTGTCGCGCCGATGCTGTCGGCGATGACACTTGGCAGCAAGTCTTCAACTTCCTGCATAGCGCACTGCCCTACGCCTATGAAAGCGCCGAAGGTATTGGCGTCAAAGAGCCGGTCTGTCTCATTTCCATCTTGGGCACCTTTGGCCCTGCCATTGAACAGCCGATCCATGATCTTGTGCTTGAGCTGCTGGCCGCATCCCGTCTCGGCGGCATTCGGCTCCAAGCTTATGTCACTGCAAGCGCGGAGGGAGACGACCTGCCCGAACCACGCGAGGAATTTGCTCCGCTCGATACAGCTGACGGACGATTTGAGGAGGCGTCATTTGATTTCTGCTCCCTTGACGCGGAACACGCCACTGCATGCTGGGGCATCAGTTTTTCCGGAAACGGTTGGGATGAACTGGTCACTCTGATCCAGGAGCGCAGCGAGGCAGCAAGCAATCTGTTGAAGCATGGCTCTGCCGCCAACGCGGAGACAACCCCATGACTGACAATTCGTCACGCCCGAACAGGGACAATATCCCGGTTACCGTCCTTTTCGGCGGGCCGACCGGGAAACCGAGCTCTTACCGATCAACCACCGGCAAGGAGCGCGCCAGACTTGCACGCGAAAAGCGGAATCCCTCAAATGACTGACACCACCCCCATCCGCGCCTGCCGCTTCTGCGGCTGCACCGAACAGCGGGCCTGCGTCACCAATGGGGAGGCGTGCCACTGGACCGGGCCGGACATTTGCAGCGCCTGCACCGTCACCCGCAACGGCCTCACCTTCCTGCCGATCGAGCCCGCCGCCCAGGACGGCCGCAACTACATCGTCATGGATGATCAGGCGACGCTCTACCGCGCCGCATGGCTCGATGGCCAATGGGTCTATCCGCGACAGGGCTTTGAACAGCCCATGGCGATCGAGCGCACACCCACCCACTATCACCCTCGCCGCGATTGACACCGCGCCCGGTCGGGCGCACCATCCCCGGCGCGCTGGCAATTGGCCGGCGCGCCCCTCACCAGACCAGGAGGAACAGGCCCATGGCCGCTGATTCCGTTTTGACCCCACAGGAAATCGAACGTGCCGCCCTCGTCCGCGCGGCGGCGGAGCTGATCGGCTATCGCGCGCTGGCGGAGAAACTCGATATCGGGGAACGCACCATCTACGCCCTCGCTGCGGGCAAACGCCGCTGCCGCGAATCACTGCTGGCCGATGTCCGCACCGAACTGATCGCCCACCGCCAACGCGTCGGCGCCCTCGTGCGCATCATCGCCGATCATCTGGGGACAGAGGCATGACCGATTTTTCATATGATACCAGCCTGTCAGCAGCAAATGCTCCGGCTGGCCGGACCTGCCCTCACTGCTCAAACCGGGTTGCCGCGCCGGAATTGAACGGGGCGGGCGGGGACTTCTGGCGATGCACCGCAACGCCGGTCCTGCCCGCCTTTGGTGGTTTCTGGCTTCGCTATCCAGAGGGTATGCCGATGAACATTGCCCTCTTTGATCCGGCCAGCTCATATGCCGCAGCGCTCAACGCCCGGGCGTGCCCGCTCTTCACTCCGAGGGCCGAATCATGAAACTCTCGGTCAAGGGCCTGCGGGCCAAACCCTGCGCCAGCGGCATCCGCTTTTTCTGGGAACCCAACGCCGCCGAACGGCGGGCCAAATGGACGGCGCTGCCGCTGGGCACGGATCTCGCGGCAGCGGTCAAGGCGGCCGAGGCGCGCAATGCCGAGATAGAGCAATGGCGCATGGGCGGGGCGCGGCCGCGTGCCGTCAGCCGCTTCACCGCGCCGCGCACCTTTGGCAGCATCATCGCCCGCTACCGGGCAGAGGAGCTGCCCCGCAAGGCCAAGAGCACCCAGCGCGTCAACAAGGTCGCGCTCGATCGGCTCGATCAATGGGCTGGGGATAAACCGACCATCTACATCACGCGCGCCCGCGTCCGCGTGCTGCGCGATGCGCTGGTCAAAAACCTGTCGGCCGATCCCGCGTTCAAAACGCTGAAGGTCGGGCGGGAGGTGTGCGCATGGGCCAAGCGACAGGAGCTGATGGCCGACAATCCCTTTGTGGAATTCGGGCTGGCCGCACCGCCGCCCCGGCACCAGATATGGGAAGCCGACGCCATCGCCGCCTTTGACGCGGCTGCGATCGCCCTTGGTCGACCGGCCATCGCCTTCGCCCTGCACCTGGCCGAATGCATCGGCCAGCGGGAGGCCGACCTGCTGAAACTCACCAGCAACCAGTGGCGGGAGGTTCTCGGGCTGGATCCCGCGACGGCCGCCGCCCTGTCGCATGATGACGGGCCGAACGCGGGGCAGGTCATGGGCTTCTCGATTCGGCAGGGCAAGACCAGCCGCTGGGTCGGCGTGCCCGTCGCCGGCGACATGCGCCGCCGCGTCGAGGCGGTGATTGCCGCCAATGCTGAACGCGCCAAGCGCCCCGGCGCTGTCGCCGTCGCCAACCTGATTATCAATGATCGCACCGGCCTGCCCTACAGCGAACGCCATTTCATCCGGGATTTCGCCGCCGTCCGCACCGCCGCGATCGCCACCACCGAACAGGCCGGCCAGACAGATCTGGCAAAGACGCTGGCCACCCTGCAATTCCGCGACCTGCGCCGCACCTGCGTCGTCCGCCTGGGCGAGCTGGGGCTGGAGGATCCGCTGATCGCCGCGATCACCGGGCACAAGCTCGAAACGATCAAGAAGATCCTCGAAGTCTATATGCCCCGCACCACCAAAATGGCCGCCCGCGCCATCGTCGCCCGCATGGAAAATACGCCACCGAGTCGGAATTCCGACAAGAATAAAGTCGGAACAGGCGACTAA